CCGTTTCCATTGCCGGCGATCTTCGGTGAGACGCAAAAGTTTGTCGATCGCCACGCCGTTCCGCGTAGCCGGATTATCGATCAGGATCTTTGGAGGCGCTGTCACGGACTGAAGCCCGAAGCACTTCTGTATGACTTGATCCAGAAAACAGCAGCGCGGCTGAAAACGGTGCTCGATCGTTTCCGCCGCGGGTTCTATGTGCTGCGACCGACCGGGCTTGAATTTCAAAATCCGCCGTGGCAAGCGCTTTGCCCGACCGAACACACCTACTGCCAGGGCGCAATCTTGCCGGGCGACTGCCCGAGGCGGCACCCTGAATGCCTTTACTCGCAAAGCGACTGGAACCAAATTTTGATCCTGAGGGGGGAACATGGAATTGATTTGGGCGAAAGTCGGAATGGACGTGATCGTCGGGGAAATTCAAGAGCTCTTATCGGTTATGGCCCCCGGCGCGATGGTCACAAATCCGATGCTGATGCAGCACGTGAACGTAATGCAGCAGCAGAGCGTGAAAGTGCCCGGCAGAAACGCCGGGCCGCAGTCCTTGACAGGTTTCAGATTGGTCCCGATTCCCTGTAGCGAAATTTTGCTGAATCACGTAGATTATGCCGGAACGATCAAGGAGCACGATCCGGTGTTCGTGACTTACTACAAAGTCAGAGAAGCCGTCGACGAACAGGCCAAATCGCCGATGATGGTAAATCAGTGAAATTTAGAAAAAAGCCGATAGTGATAGAAGCATTTCGCTGGTTCAAAAACGGCGACCATCCTGAAGATTACGCTACCGATGAGATCGGCATTGAACGCGGAGAACTCCGAGTTTTTACCGGAGCAGAACGCATGGCAAAAGATTGGGAAGGCGCTGTTGTGCGGTATTTTAGGCGACCGGATATTTCCGGCGATCATCAATGCGAGCATTGCGGCGTGACGATGAATGCTCACGGTTGGATCGACACTCCTGAAGGTGGTCACAAAGTCTGTCCCGGCGATTGGATCATCACAGGAATCAAAGGCGAGCGTTACCCATGCAAGCCCGATATTTTTGAAGCAACTTACGAGCCCGCACCGTGACACGATGATAATCCCGCCAGTCGCCGAACGCCGGCAATTTTACGTCGACATCATCAACAAGTGTGAAGCTTCGCTCGCCGATCGTAAGCAGAACAACGAAGCCTATCGTCGCTACTACCTGCAAGGCTCGCTAGGCGATCAGAAAAACGTCATGCAAAACCGTTTGCGTGACAAAGTTAATCTGCTCTCGTCGTTTCTCTACGCGCAGGAAACCACAAAATTCGGCATCAAGTTTGATCCGCACGTACCGGATGAGCAGCGCTTGTACGCCGACAAGCTCAGAGAGATTGCACAAGACGACTGGCACAACACGGATACCGATAGAAGCTTCGGCGATGCAACCCTGTGGTCGCTCGTCTACGGTTGCCAGTTCAAAAAAGTTATCTGGAATCAAGACGGGCTCGAAACCTACCCGCTGTCTCCATCGTGTTTCGGCGTGCTTCGGGAAGATACCGATCGGATCGCCCACCAAGAAGCCTTGAGCATGACGTTTTACATCACTCGCTCGGAACTCAATCGCCAACTGTGGAAGCATGAGCGCAAAGATGAAATTCTTGCGGAGCTATCCTCATCCAAGAAAGACGAAAGCTCGACGATTCCCGAAGCGGTCAACCGGATTATAATTTCGCAATCGTCGCCGAGCATGATCGGTTCCGCCAACGCGAACGGGCAAGGAATCCGCCAAGACTACGCGCCGCGAGTCGAAGAAGAACTCGTAGAATGCCGCGAGCTCTGGATTTGGGACGATTCGCTACAGAAGGGCGAAGGCGATTATCGGATTTGGACGGCGGCGATGCCCGACATTACGATTTATGATCGGGCGAACTTTTTCATTCCGCGCGAACACCCGTTTGTGAAAGTCTCTCCCTTTCCGATCTATGACTATTTTTGGGGCTTCTCACTCGTTGGCGCTCTGGTCGGACTGCAAGACTGGCGCGACAAGCGGTTGTCACAGATCGATCAGGTTTGCGTGAGGCAATTAAGACCGTCACGGATCGGAATCGGTTTAAGCGGACTCGGCGGAGAGAAAGCCCTAGCGTTGGATTCGCCGGGCGGTTTCCATTCGTTCCCCTCGCCGGCGGGGAAGCTTGAAACCTACGTGCCAGAAATGCCGGCGGACGCATGGAAATTGATAAACGACATCGACGAGCAGATGAATGAAATCATGGGCATCACGCGGACGATTCAAGGCCGCGGCGAAGAAGGCGTCAGATCCGAAGGTCATGCGCAATTTTTAGGACGGATGGCACTGGCGCCAATCCGAAAGCCGGCGCTGTTAATCGAAGATGCCGTCGAAGACGAAGCGACCTTGATGGTGAAACTCCGAGCGCGGGAAGACAAGCGGCAGTATCTTTCCGACAAAGACAAAGACGGCCAGCGGAAAAAGTTTCTGCTCTCGCAAGTCTCTCCCGATTTCAGGGTCAAAGTTTCGGCACATTCATCTTCTCCGATATTTGCGGAAGAGAATCGGCAAATTGCCACGGAACTTTTCAAAGCTGGTGCGATCGACAAGCAAACCTTGGTCGAAATGCTCGACCCGCCGATGATCGACACCGTGCTTGCTCGCTTGCCCAAACTCGAAGAGTCGCAAGCCGAAATGGCCAAGCTCCAAGCCGCGCAAGAGATCAGCAAGACTCAAAAGAACCAAGCGGCGGCTCAAGCATCCCTCGCCAAAGTTCCGGGCGGACTCCAAAGATCCGCCTAAAACCCCAATTTTGTAACATACCGCTTGCAATTCTCCCTTTTCGGGCGTACACGCCTGTTCAGGCACTCATGCCTGAAAGGAGAAACCCAATGGAACCGATCGCATATCGCAGAGGCAGACGCGGCCGTCGGAAACGCCGGTAGTCGCATCGTGAGGGGGTTTAAGATGCGAAGTGAACGGCCTCCCGAGTCAGGTCCGATGGTTGTTGACTTCGCTTCTCAAGCGCCTTTGAGAAAAACCAAAAATGCCTGAAATGATTCCTGGTGGCGATGTTGGCGGTCCCGCTGGTGCAGCCCCGGCTGGGCCGTCAGCAGCCCCTATGAGCAATCCGACCGAACAGGAAGGATTGAAGGCGCAAGCGCGTCAAGGAATCCAACTCGCAATCAAGCTCCTCGAATCAACTCTCTTGCCGTTCGGCACGCAAAGCCCCGAAGGAAAAAAAATTCTCTCCGCAATCAATTCGCTAACGAAGCTCGGTGGAGAATCCGGCGGGCCGGATCTAAAGCAAGCCGAAGTGAAGATGCTTGCGGCGCAAACAGGGCCGGGTGGTGCTGGGCCGGGCGGGCCTCCGCCGGGCGCAGGTGCACCGCCTCCGGGCGGCATTCCGATGATGGGACCAGGACCAAGACCGATATGAAGCGGATTTTTGAAATCGAGTATTCCGAAAATCTTGGAACGCTTTGGATGAATCGAGATAACTTGTTGCTTTGTCTTACCGCGTACTGTCCGAACATTGAATTTACTGTGCGTGATTTGACGGGTGATAACGTTGATCCAAAACCAGCGACCGCGGGACCAATTCGAAAAAGTGCATAGGAGGTTTTATGGCTTTTATCAAACCGAGTCTGACCAAAGTCCGCGAGTACGACGCGACCGGGCAAATGAACGGGATGATTTATAATCCGCCCCGGTTCGAGGAATTCGGCGGGCTCAAGTCGAAGTCGAAGACGGACAAAAACAAGATGGCCGTTACCGATCGCGGCAATGGGAAACATGGCCCGTACACCAAGAGCGGCGGCACTTATTAAACCGGAGGTAGTTTATGCCGGGCAAATGGGGACAATTTTCCGAAGAGCAGAAAGATCAACTCTTGGAATCGCTCGAAGGGTTTTACAACGATTCTGAAGTCGGGCCGCAGGTTCAGGAGTTAATCGAAAAGAAATTCGGGGTCACTGATCCGCAGCTTGCCGCAAGTCGCCGGCATCGCGCCGAAGTCGAAGAGCTCCGCACGCAGCTGCAAAGTCTCGAATCGAAAACTCAGGAAAAGGAAATCCGCAACCGGATCGATTCGGACAAATCGCGCGCACAGCAACAGTACAAACTTTCCGATGAGGAGATGCAAGAAGTGTCTAAACTCATGATCGAGTCGGGGATCGGAAGCTACGACAAGGCGGCGGATTACTATCGGCTCTCCAAGCAAGCGGCGATTCCGACTTCGAACAAGATCGCGGAACATTCTTCTCTCACGTTGCCGGGAGACATCGAACTTTTCAAAGATCGGAACGCTTGGGCGCGTAAGGAAGCTTACAAGGCGGTCAACGAGATCGAGCGGAACAGAGTCAACTGAAAACCTTTCAGCAAGGAGATTGAAACATGCCAGTTTTAGGAACGGGCATCATCCCGAGTGGAGCGCTAGGCGCCGAACTTACTGCACTCACACGGCGAGCTTTTATTCCAAAACTCGTTGTTCAAATCTATCAGGCAACGCCACTGCTCTCCGCCTTGATGGCCAATGCGCAAATGGCCTCCGGCGGTGTCTCTGCCGTTACCTGCCCGATTCCGGGTTCCGCTTTCGTGACCACGCAGGCGAGTGACTACACCGGGACTTTCAATCAGCCGACCGTGCAGAACGGCGCCACCAACGCGGAATTTAACTTAAAGCTGATCGTGACACCGATTCCGTTTCTGGGAATGGAAGGCGCGGTCCAGATCAACGCCGCAGTTGTGCCGATCGTCGAAGCGAGAATGAATGACGCCGGCAACTCGGCGACCGATTATCTGGCGACCAAGCTTTTCAATAACGCGGTTGACGGACTCGACATCGTTGGCCTACCAGGCGCGGTCGATGACACTGGAATTTACGGAAACGTGAACGGGACAACCGATGCTTTTTGGCGCGCGAAGGTCTACTCGCTTTCTCCGGCCGAAGATCCGACCCGCGACAACATGCTTCGTTTCATCGCGGGAACCGCGCTCAACTCCGGCGGCGAGATGCCGAACTTTGGCGTTCTCTCTCTCGGCACATGGGTAAAGCTCGCGCAAGACTTCACTTCTCAAGAGCAATACCGGATCACCCCGGATAGCTCTTTCGATCAGTCCCCGAACGGTGCGCGAGCTCTCTTCACTGCGCTCATGGTCGCCGGCGTGCCGATCTATGCAGATCCGTACATGACCGATGGGCAAGCGTACTTCATCAACACGAACTACACTTCGTTCTACATCCACGAAGACGCCGCTTTTGCCTTCACCGGATTCGAAAGCACCTTGCCGAATTTCCAAATCGGTTACATCGGCGCGCTGCTCACGATTCTCGAATTCGTAGTCACCAAGCGCAAGGCGAATACCTTTGTCGAGGGCTTAAACTCGGTCACGCTGTAAAGGAGAGATTCATGCCGAATCAGCTTGTTATCAAAAGCGCGGGCGTTCCGGGCGCTCCCGATTCCTACTACTCGGAAGAGAAAAGCCTTGTGGTCGTAAGTCCGGGGACCGTCGTCCCGGAAGTCGGTTTCATTATGGTGGTTGCGGTTTCCGGCGTCAGTTACGCTCTGATGACCGACGATTCGCCGGCAACTTTTGTCACCGTCTTGGCAGCTAACACGGCCGGCATGGTATGGAGTGACGGCACGAATTTGCAGGCGAGAGGGGCTTCAGGCACCGCTCGCTATTTCGTTCTAGCCCACAAACCGTAGGCATGTGGTACTCTCAGAATATCGCACACGTGTCCGGCGCCTTCTTAACGATGCTCAGGCGAACTACTGGACCAACCCAGAGCTAAACGCTTACGTCAACGAAGCGCGGGAAAAGACCGCGATCGATACCGCCTGCGTCCGTTCCTTCCAATTCGGCACGCTTCTCGCTGGCGTCGACAAATATCTCTTTCGCGACATCGTACCCAACGGCGCCAAGACGATCGACATTCTTGGTATCCAAGTCATCTTTGGCAACACGCGCTATTCGCTCCGCTGGTACGAGTACACTTATTTCACCGCGTTCTATCGGCCGTGGAAACAGTACCGACAACTGCCGGTCGCCTTCTCGATTTACGGGCCGAACATCGTGTATATCGCGCCGCCGCCGAACATCGACTATCCGCAAAGTGAATTCGACACCGCGATCATCCCGGACAATCTCATCAACGACAACACGGAAGACATCATCCCCGAGCCCTACAGCGATGCAGTGAAGTATTACGCCGCGCGGTTGGCCAAGCTCCGAATGCAACAGTACGAAGAAGCGCTGGCGTTCGATAAGCTCTACACGCAGCGCGCAAACGAGCTCAATGCGATGTATCCCCGCCGGATACACAATATTTATGAACAAGATTGGGATTAAAAATGGCACAAGCACCGGACGCTGGCGGCGGCGGAGCGCCTCGGCAGAACAAAACGGTCAAGCAATTTGGCGGGATGAACACCCAGAACCAGCGAAACGCGGTTCCAGAGGGTACATTTAGCTGGCTCGAAAACATCCAACCGATCGGGCCGGGCAATCTCCATTCCATTCCTGGTAGGGGTCAATCCTTAGTTCGCATTCCGCCGCTTGGTCCGGGCTGTCCTAACGACACGATCCCGGACGGCGAGCAGCATATACAAAAAATTACTTGCTATCACTGGAACAGCGGAATACCTGACGGCACTCTATCGGGTAACAGTGCCGGTCAATTGAGCTTCGTCCAAGGCGCAAATGTAACGGAATTTGTCGCGACGGTCGGCGATCAGGACGGTTTCTTCATTCCTTATCCGCCGGCCTCTAATCAGTGGCAACTCATACACGTCGTTGGAGACGTGATCTCAACTCTTCCGCCGGTTACACTGACCGGACATACTGCAAGCTTTGCCCGTCAATCTGCACAGGCCGGCATGTCTGGCCACTCCGATGAACTTTCTTATGTGCTCGAAATGGGCGCGGTCACACCGCAGGTCAACGGCAACTCGTCTTGCTTCGTTTATTTTTCTGTTCCGAGTGATTCGGCAAAGTTCTTTAACTACAATCCCGGCGAGGGGGTTGTTACCGGACCGTGGGCTAAGCACGGCGATAATCTTTATCGCGTTTCGGGACTTGAGGCGGCTAGGCGGATTGCACGTTACAGCGTGGCGACCGGCGGATTTCCGCTCGTGTTTTCTGACACTTTCGCAACTCTGGGCTTCAATAACGATCAGGGCGTGCTCCGAATGTTCGCCGCCACCAACAACTTTCTCTATGCTCTTTTCATCCAGACATTTCCCACGAACAAAGGCGGAATTATCAAATTCGATGCGACCACTTTGGCGACCGTTGAGACGTTCCTGTTTGCCGAAGCCTTAGACATTTTCGGCTTCGATGTTGCCAGCGATGAGTTGATATATGTCGGTACGAACGCCTGGGATTTCCATTATTTCATTCCCGGCTCGTCTTCCCCGCCCGAGTTGATTCTGATCGGAGGGCTCAACTCACCGCCGGACGGTCATGTCGATTTCCAGTGTGTGAACACGGCGCCTTTAGCGCTCGCAGGGCAAAACGCCTTTCACTATAACGCCGGGTTCTTTTATCTGAGTTACGGCGGCGCCGGGACAGGATTCACGGACGCGATCAAAATCGGGCCGCTTGTCTGTCCCGGCACGAATACACCGATAGGCAGCACCTAGAAAATGGCAGTCGTACACAATCTTTTTGGCGTCAACATCGGGAGTCCGTATCTACTAGCCTTTATGGATGACGGCTCAGCGTGGGCATTCAACGTCGGCAACAACGCGCTAACTCAGATCGCCGATATTGGCACGTTCGCCCAAGTCCAAGACGTGAGTATTTGGCAAGGCACAACGGTTTTGATCGTCGACACGGCGAAGGGTTATTTTCAATGGCACCTAGACATCGGCGGGCCGCTGACGACTGAAGACGGGCCGGGGAATGTCGATCCGGGTTTTCACAGCTGGGCAGTGACTTTTGTTACAGGTGCGGGTGAAACCAATCTTGGAACCAATTCGACTCCTCTCAACGTAACCGGCGGTTCGCCGCCAACGGGAAGCATCGTCAACTTGACGGCGGTCCCGCTCGGTCCAGCAGGCACAATCTCACGGAAAATTTACCGCACCATCGCGGGAAACATCGGCAACTTTCTTTTGGTCGGAACGATCGGCGACAATACGACGACGATCTTTGTCGACAACGTAGCGGACTCTTCGCTAGGCGCAGGGGCACCGGCAGTCGGTCAAATTACTCTAATCGATGCGGAACGGATCGGCTCGTCGATCGCCACCTTTGCCGGTCGTGTTTGGATTTCGATCCGGCGGATAACCAGCTTTACAGCGCCGAACTCCACGACAAACTTTAATGTTGCCGATGCCGGTGGAAGTTTTGTCATGACCGACGCGAGCTTTATAGGAGACATCAGAAAGCTATGGTCTTCCCTCGACGTATTATGGATTTTCGGGGAAGCTTCGATCAACCAGCTATCCAATGTCCAGGTTGGAACGGGGAACATTACAACATTCTCAAACGTGAACATCTCGACTTCGATCGGCACGATCTTTCCGCGTTCTGTATTAACTTATCTGCGTCAGATTTTCTTCGCGACTTCCTTTGGAGTGTATTCTCAGATCGGCGTGAGTCCTAAGCGGCTCTCTTCAGACATAGATGGCACGATTGCGCTGATCGATTTCGATCGTCCAGTGATCGGGATGCTGGGCATCCACAATGAAATAATAGTTTTTCTGCTCTTCTGCTTTTACAACGATCCGCGGCTATGCGTGACCCGGCCGATCATGCTCACCTACTTCGACGAGAAATGGTATATCTCCAGCCAAGGCGACGATTTGACGCTTACCGCTTACGTCGAGGACAACGGCCGGTATCGAGTCTTCGGCACCGACGGCAATCTTTTCTACGAGCTTTTCATCACACCGGGCATCCAGCACCGGCTCGAAGCGCCGCTACTCGACCTAGACGATGCAGTTGTCACGAAGGAATTCTCACGGCTGCAAACGACCAT